TTGCAGCATTCCCATCAGGCGAGCATGATGACTTGGTTGACGCGACAACTTTAGCGCTGATGCGTTTTCGTCAGGGTGGGTTCTTGCGCTTACCAAGCGATGAGCCTGAAGAAGTTCAATGGTTTAAGAGCCACCGCCGTGAGCGGTTCTATACAGTTTAAGGATAAATTATGGCAACGAGTTCTATCGACAAAGGTTTGTACGCAGCCCCCTTGGGTATTGAAGATGAGGACTTGTCGGCTCCTCCGCTAGAGATTGAGATCGAAGACCCTGAGTCTGTCACCATCGGTATGGGTGATATTGAGATTGAACTCTCTCCTGATACAGAAGGCACTGATGAAGAGTTTGATGCCAACCTTGCTGAGTTCATGGATGCAAGCGCACTAGATTCACTAGGCTCTGAATTGGTGAGCGACTTCACTAAAGACATCGGCGATCGCAAAGACTGGATACAGACGTACGTGGATGGCTTGAAATTACTGGGCTTGAAGTACGAGGATAGAACGGAGCCATGGCAAGGCGCTTGCGGTGTATTCCACCCGATGCTTACTGAGTCTGTTGTGCGCTTTCAGTCCGAGGGAATTATGGAGACGTTCCCCGCCGCTGGCCCCGTGAAGACGCAGATTCTTGGTAAGGATACACCTGAGAAAGAAGAAGCATCTACTCGCGTACGGGAGGACATGAACTACCAGCTCACAGATGTGATGGTGGAGTATCGCCCAGAGCATGAAAAGTTATTGTGGAACTTGCCACTTGCAGGTTCAGCATTTAAGAAGGTTTACTACGACCCAAGCATTGGACGTCAAGTTGCAATGTTCATCCCCGCAGAAGACATTGTTGTTCCTTATGGCGCGTCTAATTTAGAGCGTGCCGAGCGGGTCACGCATGTGATGCGTAAGACTGAGAACGAGGTTGTTAAGCTGCAAGAAGCTGGGTTCTACATGGACGTGGACTTGGGTGATCCGTCGTATGAGCTCGATGATATCGAGAAGCAGAAAGCTGAAGAGATGGGCATGTCAGCACTGCAGGATGATAGGTTCCGCATACTTGAGATGCACATTGACCTTGACTTGAAGGGATACGAGCACGAGAACAAGAAGGGTGAGAAGACAGGTATCGCGCTTCCATACGTGGTGACTGTTGAGAAAGCGACAGCTAAGATTCTTGCCATTCGCCGCAATTGGTATGAGGGTGATGAACTCCATACCAAGCGCCAGCACTTTGTTCACTACCAATACATACCGGGGTTTGGCTTTTATGGATATGGTCTCATTCACCTTATCGGCGGATATGCGAAGAGCGCGACCATGCTCATCAGGCAGCTCGTTGATGCAGGTACGCTCAGTAATTTACCGGGCGGACTCAAGTCAAGAGGGCTCAGAATCAAGGGCGACGATACCCCTATCGCACCGGGCGAGTTTCGTGATGTCGACGTACCCAGTGGTTCAATTAGAGACAATATCTTGCCTCTGCCGTACAAAGAACCCAGTCAGGTTCTCTACACTTTGTTCCAGAACATTGTGCAAGAGGGTAGGCAGTTTGCGTCCGCAGGAGACATGAAGGTCAGTGACATGAGTGCGCAAGCACCCGTGGGTACAACGTTGGCTATTCTTGAGCGCACACTAAAAGTAATGGGCGCAGTGCAAGCGCGTATGCACTACAGCATGAAGCAAGAGTTCAAACTCTTGAAAGCCATCATCGCTGACTACACACCAGACGACTACGACTACGAGCCGATCGAAGGTTCACGTAAGGCGAAGAAAACTGACTACGACATGGTCGCTGTGATTCCTGTGAGCGATCCAAACGCTGCAACGATGGCGCAGAAGATTGTGCAGTATCAAGCCGCGCTTCAACTTGCGCAGACAGCACCACAACTCTACAACTTGCCACTCTTACATCGCCAGATGATTGAGGTGTTGGGCATTAAGAACGCAGCAAAACTTATTCCGATTGAGGATGATGCGACGCCTGTTGATCCAGTGCAAGAGAACCAGAACGCTCTGACTGGCAAACCTAACAAGGCGTTTATTGAGCAAGATCACCAAGCTCATATTGCAGTGCACACAAGCATGCTCCAGAACCCCAAGGTCATGGGTCTTATCCAGCAGACTCCACAAGGTCAGGCGATCGTGGCGGCAATGATGGCTCACATCAACGAGCACTTGGCGTTTGCGTATCGCAAAGAAGTTGAGGCAAGTATTGGTCTCCTGTTGCCAACAGAAGAGCAAGAGAAAAACATGTCTCCAGAAGTGGCTGCACAAGTTGCACAACTTTCTGCACAAGCATCTACTCGTCTGACTCAGCAAGCTCAAGCACAGGCTGCACAACAGCAAGCTCAACAACAAGCACAAGACCCGCTTGTTCAGATGCAGCAACAAGAGTTGCAAATCAAGATGCAAGAGTTGCAGCTTAAAGCACAGAAGCAACAGATTGATGCGGCTGCTAAAGCAGATCAACTTCGTATCGAAGAGTCACGTATTGCGGCTCAAAAAGAAATCGCGGCTATGCAAGTTGGTGCAAGCGCAGCCGCTGCTAAAGACAAACTCGAGAAGCAACAGCTTATTGAGGGTACCAAACTTGGCGTTGACATCGCTAAGCACCGCGCTCAAGTGGCCATGCAAATGGCACAAAAAGCATCTCAAAAACCTAAGAGGGAGAAAGATTGAACGACTACAAACTTTTGGCGCATGTCGTCAAAGAAATTGAGAAGTTAAAGCAAGAGCGAGAAGCCTATGTTGCGGCGGGTAGAGCCGACCACATAGAAGAGTATCGCCAAGTCTGCGGGGTCATCCGAGGTCTCAACCTTGCAGAAAATATTATTAATGAGCTCGTGCAAAAAATGGAGAGATCCGATGACTGAATATGATATCGCTGCTGTGGACTTGTCTGGCATTCTTAATAAGCCAGCCGAAGACAAAGCCAAGCAGTTGCCTGACCCACGTACATTTCACATTTTGTGTGTGGTGCCTGAAGCTATGCAAGAGTATGCAGAGAGTGATGTTGGAATCCTTAAATCCAGCCAATCTATGCATTATGAGGAAGTACTCACTCCCGTTCTATTTGTCGTCAAGCTTGGGCCTGACTGTTACAAAGACACCACTCGTTTCCCTAGCGGGCCGAGTTGCAAGGAAGGTGATTTCATCATCGTCCGCCCAAATTCAGGCACCCGTCTGAAGATCCATGGCCGTGAATTCCGCATCCTCAATGATGATTCGGTTGAAGCAGTTGTGGAAGACCCCCGTGGTATTACACGTGCATCATAAGGAGTAACTAATGGCACAAGCAGAGTTTAAAGGCGAGGACTTTGAGTTCCCCGATGAGAAAGAAGCTAAGGGTAAACCCGTAGATACAGAGGATGGTGGCTTTGATGTAGAAATCGAAGACGACACCCCTAAAAAAGATCGTGGCCGTAAGCCCGATGACACACCACCTGAAGACCCCACTGAAGATGAACTCGCCTCTTATGACGAGAAAGTCCAGTTGCGTTTGAAGAAATTTACACGTGGATACCATGATGAGCGCCGTGCAAAAGAAGAAGCACTGCGTGAACGCGAAGCGGCTGAGAAGCTGGCTAAGCAGTTGTGGGATCAAAACCGCAAGCTACAAGAACAAGTGTCGCTTGGGTCAAAAGCGTACATTGAGCAGTCAAAGAGTTCCGCAGAGATGGAATTTGAGAACGCTAAGAAGAAGTACAAAGAGGCTTATGAGTCTGGAGATTCCGATGCTGTAGTGGAAGCACAAGCAGAAGTTTCACGGGCTACGCTGAATCTTGATAAGGTTCAGAACATGAGGCCTTTACAAGTTGAAGAAAATGATGTACAAATACAACAACGTAGTACAAACCAGCCTAATGTGTCACAGCGCGATCAGCGTTGGATGCAGAAAAACACTTGGTTTGGTACCGATCCTGAAATGACAGCATCCGCCCTCGGGTTGCATCAAAAGCTGGCTAAGGAACACGGTGCTGACTTTGTAGGTTCTGATGACTACTACAAACGAGTAGACGCCACAATGCGTCGACGATTTCCTGAGTATTATGAAGATGATACGCAGAGCGATGAAGATGATACTCCTTCGAAAAAGGTATCAGAACCGGCTTACGAGGAAGAACCTCCGCGCCGTGCAACAAAACCCGCTAATGTGGTGGCTCCGGCCTCCCGTAGCACTCCGCCTAATCGTATTAGGTTGAAGGCATCCGAAGCAGCGATCGCTCGCCGTCTTGGGGTTCCTTTGGAAGAATACGCTAAACAGGTTGCTCAACTGAAAAGAGGTGAATAATGGATCAAGTATTAACGTCTGGAAAGACACAAAACCGTACTGCTCGTGAAGCGGATTCTCGTCAAGTGATGCAACGCCCCGAAGCGTGGCGTCCTCCCGAGGCCCTTCCTAGCCCTGACAACCGTCCGGGTTGGTCGCACCGTTGGGTGCGTATAAGCACATTAGGCAATGCAGATCCAAGCAACATTTCTTCGAAGTTACGCGAAGGATACGAACCCTGCAAAGCAGAAGATTATCCCGAGCTCATGATGCACGCTACCACGGAAGGTCGCTTTAAAGGCAACGTTGAAGTGGGCGGTCTGTTGCTCTGCCGTATTCCGGAAGAGTTCTTGAAACAACGGATGGAGTATTACTCCAACCAAAACAAGGCTCAGATGGACTCAGTGGACAACAATTTCCTTCGTGAAAGCGATCCTCGGATGCCCCTTTTCTCAGAAAAGAAAACCAAGGTCACTTTCGGTTCTGGTTCTTAAATTTAGGAGTCTTTTATGGCTTTTCCAACGGTAAACGCCCCTTACGGGCTAAAGCCGATCAATCTGTACGGCGGTACACCCTTCGCGGGCGCTACTCGTCAGTACCGAATTGCTTCTGCTTACAACACTAGCATCTTCTACGGTGACCCCGTCGAGATAATTAACACTGGCACGATTATCAAATCCGCCATTACAACCGCCCGCGCAACTGTGACTACGTCGCAGATCGTTGGTGTTTTCTTGGGCTGCTCTTACGTTAACTCGCAAGGTCAGACCCTTTTTGCTCAGTATTTCCCAGCTAACACAACAGTGCCTACTGGTACGTATATTACTGCTTATGTATGTAATGACCCCAATACGCTGTTCAAAGCTGTGATCGCTACTGGTGCTACACCTGACGATGCCACTTCTGGCTTGTTACCTTCCTCTACTACTGAATTTGCCGTTATTGGCACTAACGTAGCATTGGTGCAGAACACTGGTTTGACTACAACTGGCAATAGCCGTGTTGCAGTTGCATCTTCTGCTGTTACAGGTACATTGCCTATGAACGTTGTCGATGTTGTCGAAGAGACTTCATACGTTAACGGTTCTGGTAACGTCGTGTTCCCCGAGATCATTGTTCGTTGGAACTTTGAGATTCACACAACCACTATCGCTTCTGGCGTTTAATCAAGGAGCTAAATCATGGCTATTTCACGCGCACAACTGCTGAAAGAGTTGCTCCCCGGTCTGAACGCTTTGTTCGGTATGGAGTATGCTCGCTACGGCGAAGAGCACAAAGAGATCTACGAAACAGAGACCTCTGAGCGTTCATTCGAAGAAGAGACCAAGCTTTCTGGCTTCTCAGCCGCACCTGTCAAGAACGAGGGCTCAGCCATCGCTTACGACAATGCACAAGAAGCATGGTCAACTCGATACACACACGAAACCAT